TGGAACAAACAAATACCTGGCTGACCTCTATAAAGGTGATACTAAACTCGAAAAGCTTGGTGATCATATTGATACATTCATTGAAGGTTGCGAAATTGTAAACAGAAAAACAAATACATTACTTCTCTGTTCTTTTGACGGGGGTGACAACAACGCCTTCAAGCTTGACTATAAAGGTGACATTGTTAATTACAATCCAAATCCTTACAACCTAAATCGTAGGCCTGAGAATAACTATGGAGAAGATCCAGGTATTCTAAGTTTCTTTGATGATGAGCCAATTATTCTTCCACCCGAAGAAAAGAAATTACAATGGGTATTCTCATCTATTGTTCAAAGTAAAACCATGCCTTGGTTTAACAAACAAAAACCTGCTTGGCCAGTACTAAACTTTGGCCCAAGACGAGAAACCAAACTCACGGCCGGTATCCAAACCTTCCGTGTTAAAGAACCTGATATGTGCAGAATCTATAATGAAAACTGGGGCTGTATGATGCCAGAGTATTATCATGCTGGTTCAGGTTGGTGGAGATCACGTGTTCAGCAAGTAGCAGATGTAGAGTCTATACTTGTATGTTCAGATAAAGAAGGTGCAGTATACGGAGAAGCATACGTTGGTAATACTCTTGCGAGTGTTGAAGCTATGACTATTGAAGAAAAAACGCGGTTGGGTAAAGCTCAAAAAGAATGTCTGTACGATAATCACCCGCTTAACAAGAAAGTACAGATGCAGGAATTAGAGGCCATACTATGAAACACGCAGGAATTATACCACTGATTGGTGGAGAGATACTAGCATCAGATAAAGCTTACGGAAACGTACCAGATTATATTATGACCTATGGTGGTTTTGAAGCTAACGAAGCGCATTTGTTAAACTACTATAAAGAAAAAGGCCATGATATCCCGTATCATGTTATTGACGGTGAAGACGCACCATCATCATACGGTAAAGTTGACGTTGTATCATCAGTATGTCCTTGTGCTGGTCTGTCAAGCTACCATTCATCTTATGGAGAAGATAATCCAAATAACCAATGGTTGGAAAAATCTACTAAGTTTGTATTAAATGAAATTGGTCCTAAAGTATTATGGGGAGAGAACGCACCCGCATTAGCTACGACTGTTGGCACATTTATGAGAAAGAAAATGCTCAAAATTGCTAACGCAGCTGGTTATAATATGTCGATCTATATGACTAAGTCGTTACTACACGGTAACCCACAAATCCGAAGACGTTCATTTTACTTCTTTTGGAAAAGAGATGTATTTAATAATAAGATACCAAAGTTTGAATACTTTAAAAGAGATCATCCAACGATCGCTCAATTGTTGATGGACGTAAAGAGTAATTTCCAGACTGAAGCAATTTGTAAAAAGATCCCATCTCAAGATGATCCTTACTACAAGTACTTCTTAGAAGAAATCAAAGGCGGAATGACTCATGCGGAATTTGCTAAAGAGTTAAGAGAAGATGAAAACTTTACTAAGCCTTCCTTTAATGTTGAAAGTGAAATGATTCTTGGTGATTATAAGGGACAAGCTAATTACAAAGAAATTGCAGAATACATGAAAGGTCAAGGCCTTGAGAAAGAAGCTGAAAAATGTATGAGACGATACGAGAAGCTTAAGACTGGTAAAGGCGTAATGTGGCGTGGTACTATTATTCCAGTAAAACACATTGGTGCATTTGTTGTACATATGCCTCATGTTCTGGCTCACCCAGTAGAAGATAGGTACATAAGTTATAGAGAAGCTATGACCATTATGGGTCTCCCTGATGATTATGAATTACTTGATCCTACTAAGAGCATCAATCACATATGCCAAAATGTACCCTTTAAAACTGCTAACGATATGGCTACACAAGTTAAAGCAGCAATTGAAGGTAAACTTCCTATGGAAGACGCAACCTACATGCTACAAGATAATTTATCACAGAGAATTCGTGATACAATATCATCAGTAGATATTACAGAGTTTATGACATAATGAAAAAGAAAAACCTAGTACTTGACTTTGAAACAATGGGTGTTGACCCATCCACTTGTGCAGTCGTTGACTGTTCGATTATGATTTTTGATTGGGATGAGTTTACACAAAACCCTTATGGTCTGAAAGATATCAGTAAGACTCGTAGATTTAAACTGAATGTTCAAGAGCAAGTAAAAGATTATGGATACAAGATCGAAGATTCTGTTTTAGAGTTTTGGTCTAAACAGTCTAAAGAAGTTCGTGGTCGTGTCAAACCAACACAACAAGACTTAACTGTTAAAGAGTTTGTATCCAACTTTCACAATCTAGTTGTTGATGAGAATATTGGTCATTGGTGGACAAGAGGTAATGCTTTTGATCCTGTGATCTTAACAAGACTTTTTAATAGTCAAAAGAGAGGCAACCATCTCAACACTTATTTAAAATACTATATGGTTCGTGACATGCGGACTTATATTGATGCCAAATTTAATTTTGACACGAAAAACGGTTTCTGTCCGATTGCTGATGAAAAACTATGGGAAAGAGCATTTAAGCAACACGATAGTTCTTGGGACGTGTTAGCAGATGTACTTAGACTACAAGCAATCGCTAGAGCTGAAAACGACATGGAGCAAATCTAATGAAAATTGAAATACAAACCGAAGAGCTAAGAAAGCATAGCATCTTCGTTGGTACACCAATGTATGGTGGCCAAGCTACTGGTATGTATACCAAAGCAACTAATGACTTGAGTATGTTATGTGCTACACACGGTATTCCATTAAAGTACTATTTCTTATTTAATGAGAGCTTAGTGCAAAGAGCACGTAACTATATTGTAGATGAATTTTTAAGATCTGATTGTACTCACTTACTATTCATTGACGCTGATATAGCATTTAATCCTAAAGATGCTCTTGCTTTACTTGGCGTACACCTACAAGATCCAGACAAATATCAGATCGTAACTGGCCCATATCCTAAGAAAACAATTGCTTGGGAAAAGGTTGCTAAGGCGGCTCAGATGGGTAAAGCAGATGATAATCCGTTTGAATTAGCTAGGTTCACATCTGACTTTGTATTTAATCCTGTTAAAGGAATGAAGCAATTCAAATTATCAGAACCAGTTGAAGTACAAGAAGCTGGTACAGGATTTATGTTAATACCAAGGGATGTACTAATGAAGTACAAAGAAGCTTACCCTGAGTTAGCATACCTACCTGACCATGCACGAACAGAACAATTTGATGGTACAAGAGAAATTACAGCATTTTTCGATTGTGTTATCGACCCCGAATCCAGGCGCTATCTTTCAGAAGATTACTTCTTCTGCCATAAAGCTCGTGATGCTGGCCTAAAAGTTTGGATGTGTCCTTGGATGCAGCTGAACCATGTTGGCACTCACATCTTTCAAGGCGGAATGGGCTCTATAGCAGAGCTTGGTGTAACCGCAACTGCCGACTCGACTTCTAATAAAAAGTCGTACAAAACAGTTGACAAATAGATGAAAGTGTGTTATAATATACATTCATTAACTAGGAGAAATATATATAATGAAATTTTCTAACGAAACCTTGAGTGTCTTAAAAAGTTTCACCGCAATTAACAAATCAGTTTTGTTAAAGCCCGGTACTACTATCAAGACGATTACTCCCGAAAAGACGCTTATTGCGATTGCAGAAATCCAAGATACGATACCAGCAGAAGCTTGTATCTATGATCTTTCTAGATTCTTGTCAATCATAAGCCTTTATAATGATCCAGACGTAGAGTTTGGTGATAAATACTTTATTATCTCTGAGGGTAAGAGAAGGACCAAGTATATCTATGCAGATATATCAATGATCCATACTCCACCTGAAAAAGATATAAATATACCATCCGAAGACGTTGTTGTCGATGTAACAGAAAGTGATCTTTCTGCAGTACTGAAAGCAGCAGGTGTTCTTCAATTTTCAGAAATTGCATTTGTAGGCGAAAGCGGCAAGTGTTATCTGAAAGCAATCGACAGTGCAAACGATAACGCAGATGACTTTGGCGTTGAAATCGGGGACACTGCCGATGAGTTTAGAGTAATCATTAAAACTGATAACTTGAAACTCATGCCAATGGATTACAAAGTTACCATTTGTTCAAAAGGTATCTCTGAGTTCAAAGGTAAAGGTGTCACATATTTTGTGGCGATAGATTCAAAGTCGACTTATAACAAAGGATAAGAACATGAACAATGCAATGCAAAACGGCCAAATGGGCCAACAAGAAGAAGAGCAGGTATCTATTAATATGAATGACCTGTCAACAGTACTTCAGTTGATCGATGTAGTATCAACAAGAGGCGGGTTCCAAGGTCAAGAACTAGCTGGTGTAGGAATGTTAAGGAATAAGCTAGAAACTTATCTAAGACAACAAAATCCTCAACAACAGGGCCCTGATGGGGAAGCACCTGTTGGAGTAGAAGCTGGTGAATTAGCTGATAGGGTAATCGATTAATAGATTACCAACCTTTCTCGAGAATAGGGGATCAGTTTCGACTGGTCCCCGCCCCTCAATTTTTATATTATGTACAAGGTGATCTATGCAACACAAATCAAATGAAGTTCTATGGGTAGAAAAATACCGTCCTCAAAGTATCGAAGACACTATCTTACCCGAGACAATGAAAAATACGTTTCGCAAATTTGTAAATGACAAAAACGTACCAAACTTATTACTAACCGGTGGACCAGGAGTAGGTAAAACTACTATCGCTAAAGCTATGCTCGATGAAATGGGCTGTGACTATATCGTTAAAAATGGTTCCCTCAATGTGAATATCGACACTCTTCGATATGAAATATCCACATACGCATCTTCAGTATCTCTTACTGGTGGTCGTAAATATGTAATTTTTGACGAGGCTGATTACTTGAACGCAACTTCTGTTCAACCAGCTCTACGTAACTTTATTGAAGAATACTCTTCTAACTGTGGATTTATCTTTACTTGTAATTTCAAGAATAGAATTATTGGTCCATTAAGATCTCGACTCTCTGAAGTTGACTTCTCTATTGAACAAACCGAACGCCCTCAACTAGCAATGCAATTCTTTAAACGTGTCATTAATATTCTTAACAATGAGAATGTTGATTACGATAAAGCAGTAGTTGCAAAAGTTATTGAAAAGCATTTCCCAGACTTCCGTCGTGTATTAACCGAACTACAATCGTATGCAGCTTCAGGTAAAATCGACGAAGGTATCTTTGTAAATCTAAAGCAAGAGAGTATGGATGAGTTATTCAACCTACTTAAAGCTAAAAACTTTACTGAGATGAGAAAGTGGGTTGCTAGTAATTCAGATCAAGATATGAATGAAATGTTCAGACGTGTCTATGATATGATGCAAGCTCGTGTAGAGTTCAAGACTCAACCTGGATTCGTAGTCACTTTAGCTGATTATATGTACAAAAGTAATTTCGTCGCAGACCAAGAGATTAATATGGTTGCATTCTTAACTGAAGTTATGATTGAATCCGAGTATGTCTAATCCATTTAAAATTGATTTCCGCAAAACCATCGAATGCTTTAACTGTAGTGGGAGTATTGAAGGAGGTGAAGAATACACCCTAAAGTACCAAGCAGCAGATGGAGAAGCGGATGTCAAGATGTGCGCTAACTGTGCAAAAGAATTTAATGAGATACTCATAGGAATCGAGGAGATACAAAATGGCCAAGGGTGACTTAAATCCATTTGATTTTATGAATGCTGCCTCTTTTAGTAAAGCAGATCTTATAAGAGATGGAGATAATCCAGAAATAATCGAAAAGCAATATAATGCTTATATTGTTAACCGAGGTTTTACAAACTTCGAAGATACAATACTACATGCTAATGAAATGAATCAGAGACACGAATTATTCCCTGGTGCACAATTTGATTACTACCGTGCAGTATTGAGAAAGCGTAAGAGATTTTCCAAATGGCCTAAGGCTACTAAGGATGTAGATCTTGACGCGATACAAGAAGTTTATCAATGTAACAGAACAGTTGCTAAGCAATACTTTAAGGTATTGAACAAAGAACAACTGCAATCTGTGCATGATCGCCTCATTACAGGTGGCTAAGTTTAAAAAAAAATAAATAAGCTTATATGGTTATATACCATGGCCACTAATAATTAAACAGGTGATATGTATCATGGAACAAGAAGATATTTTTAGAGGTGTGGGCATTGAAGTAATGCTTCCTACACCCGACAGTTTTCTTAAGATCAAGGAAACTTTAACAAGGATAGGAATATCTTCTCGGAAAGATAAGAAGTTATTTCAGTCCTGTCACATCTTGCATAAAAAGGGTAGATACTCAATTCTTCATTTTAAGGAATTGTTTATACTCGACGGCAAGCACAATACGTTTACTGATGAAGATCATGCTAGACGGAACACTATTGTAAACCTACTTGAAGAATGGGAACTAGTAAAGATTGTAGATCCAAATAAATCAAAGGATCCAGTTGCTTCACTAAATCAAATTAAAATCATTTCTTTTAAAGAAAAAGATGATTGGGAATTAACTGTCAAATACAATATAGGTAACGGAAAAAAGTAGTTGACAAAAATTTAATTTTATGATATAATGGTGAATATATAATGAATGTTTATAAGACAAAAGAAAGCGCAATAATCCCTCAATACGCGACTCAAGGCAGTGCTTGCTTTGACATTCATGCTGCGTTTGATAAAGGCGATAAGATTACAGCCTATAATTCTGTTAATAGAAAAATAGAAGTTCTCACTAAAGAGATCGAAGGTCAGCCTGCTTTCTTAATACACCCAGGCCAAAGAGTGATGATTCCAACTGGTTTAATATTTGATATACCAGAAAATCACGTAATGAAAATGTATATTCGTAGCAGCGCTGCTGCCAAAAAAGGTTTAGCATTAAGTAACGGTGTAGGTATTAT